ACCCTCCACCTCTGTTTCGTTTCAATATATAGTGGTGTGAGGAACGCTGTAAGCGTGACGCGTGTCCTTCAGGAATCTTCTTCCCACCTTCTTCACCAGTTCCCGCCCACCTTTAATTCAAACCCCGACAACAATACGCGGTGACAGCTGTCACCTTAATAAAGCAAACGTGCTCCGCACGCTGACCCGGATATAAATACGGGTCTACCCGCCCAACCCCATATGGATCACCTAGATCTGAAATTCAATATCCCGAAGAATATTTTGTTCTGCAAAATCATTCCATACTGGGTACTGATACTCCTTATCGTCATCTTATTTTTGGGGTTGTGGCATCTGCTGCTGGAGTTGGCCTATTTTATTTATCTTGGGTACTCTTCCTTAAGGAGGCTTGTCTCGCGTTTCGCGCAAAGCAAGCGCGAACGACAACGGATATCGGATTTGGAAATCCGGTAGATGGAGCTGCCTTGCCCGTCACAAGAAGTCACAATACTCACAGGGAAGCTCGCCGAGATCATCGTCTTGCTTCAGTCAATCGTCCGCCTCCTGGAGGCCGAGTTGGTATCTGAACACGCATCATATCAAAGTGATGGCGATTCGGTATCCATTGAAGAGGAGACGCCCTCTGAAGCGTCGTCGACGGATATTTCGTCGGAGGAAGAAGAGATACAGCACCGCAAGGCGAAAGTATGAAGCCCCTCAGTATATTCGTTTGTACTCCAATCCTCTCGTTATTAATTCCGGTGGGAGTATGGTTATGCAGTCTGTGTTTCCCATGGGAACAGGTCAGACATCTCGTCTGAGCAATAGGACTGCAGTTACCGGAATTATGGTACGGGTGGCTTCGGCCGTCATGGCTAATTTAGTCACTGCCACACTCCAAGAACTAGTTATTCATAACTGGTTCATACTGGATAAGGCCCCTACAGGAAATGATATTCCAGGGCCCAGTATTATTTTTGATGGAGTAAGCCCATGGAATTATTCTGTGGAGCATGACCGAAAAAAACGATTTTCGGTCCTGAAGAAGTGGCACACAAAGCTTACGACGGGAGGTACATGGACCGCCAACAGCTCTTGTCAAGTGTTGCCCCGTTCTGTTACGGGCAAATCATTTATGTGGCGGCCCAAGAAGCCTGTCATCACCTATTGGAAGAATAATGCTACCGCTAATTATTCTGACGTGGAGAGCAACGCATTGCTCTGGGTTATGATAGTTAGTAGTAGTATTCCGCAGCAGACGGCTGCTAATTGTACATGTAATATTTATTACGATAATACTGTATACTTCAAGTGTTTGTAAAATGGGTGCCGCGAAGGCTTTTATTTCAATAATAAGATTACATTATATATTTGATTACAAGCACACTTGCACATATGCATAAAAGTAAATTACAAACACACTTTACAATACTCAATACATTTGATAAAATATAAATACCTAAAATACATAAGAGTAATAAGCCGATGATCTCGGCGCATCAAACTCTGGTTGATCCACCCAGGAAGTCATCAGGAGGGTTGTGTCAATGGATGCTTCTATAGCATCCATTATGTTAGGAAGATCTTCAGCAGCAGGATCTTCCGGGTGACGGCAGGCAGTGCGGAGGGTCTCATGTAGACCCCTTTGCCAACCCCTATCAGCAGGGACGACCCGGTATGTAAGCTTGCTCTTCATCCGGTTGTTGCGTCCCAAGAACCAGTCAGCGCCAATCTGTATCGAAGGACGATACAGAATAATCTCCAACTCCACCCTTGCAGTAGTAGGCAGATCGTTGTATGGCGTCCCGGGAACTGGTGCTCCCTCCCTGTACCACAGGGTAGATTTCAGGTACCCTGAATATTGTCCCTGAAAGGTAGAAGAGAATGGAGATGTGTATATCTCCCTGACGTGCGGAGCACGCCCAGGAAGATAGTTGCCTCGTACGTGAGTGCGGGGAGCCCTCGGCATGATGTATGAACGTCGAATAATTGTTTATTTCGATACAATTATTCTGAAGAAAGAAACCTAGATATTTGCTTTGCTAAATATGGAACCCCCGTGGTGTTACCACTTATGGGAATTACCTCTTTTTTCTCTTTTTGATCTATACAGATCAGTATAATCAAATGTTGATAAGTCCCGAATTGAAAAAGTCGAGGTAAAATAAAAAGAAAAAAGAAAATTGGACTGCACGTCCAATTTGTAGAGGTGTACTTTCCTAGGAGAATTATGAAAGAAGAAAGTTATGCTAAGCGACTCGCGTGGAGTTCCGGAGTGCGCGGATCTACCATTCCGTGCACGTTTCACCTCTTTATCTAATTCTAGTCACCTCTTTCTAATTCTCCTTCTTTCTTCTCCCTCTCTATCTAGAGTCTTGTCCCTGTCCGGCCTCCTGCCGGTAGGCATAAAAAAGAAATTATATGTGTCATTAATTTCACAAAATAAACTAATTCATATCATTCATATTATGATTCAAATGTACAATATCCCATCTATCCAGGGACAAGCTCTCCCTTATTGGGTTCCCAGTTCGCAAACACTATACAATGTTGGACTGGGCTTATAATAGTAGTGGACTCATACTTATTAGACACTACTATTCCATCCTTGATTTGTTCAAGGATGTCATAATTTACATAATCTTTACCTGATCTAGTAAAATCAAAAATAACTATAGTACTATGGGGGTTGCTGCTGAGATGTTCTCTGAACGCGAATGCAACATCCGGAGTCTTTCCTCCCCTGGTGTAGAAAGCTCCGTGCCTGGCCATGTGCTTCGCGAAAGTTGATTTGCCAGAACCTCCGCGTTCATCTACGAACCATTTAATCTTTCTGGGTATAGGTTCATCTTCCAGATAAGATATTAAGGATATTTGCCATGGATGAAGCTCATGAGGGAACACTATTTCGGAGTTAATCTTCCTTCTTTTGTGTTCCCTCAAGAATTTGACGAACTTAGGATATTTAGCCATAACCCCAGAATGGTTATGTAGTAGTTCGTCATCATCGGCATCTTGTTCAAGGATTGCCGTTGTTGCAGCTTCAATATCCGTTCGCCGACCTTTGCAAAGTTTCCAGGATCCATATGTATATGGACCTGAAACCCTGGTTTCCTCCTTGGAGCAATAATTGTAAGCCTGGTCTCTTGACCCTCTTCGGACCTCCAAGTGAGGATTATCTCCATTGATAATTTGGCAGAAGCGTGAAGCACGAATTGCCTTCGTGAATTCAATATACCCTTGTATATGCTGGGTACCCTGTTCACCTTCTTCAAGCTGCCAAATAGCACAGCGCACCCATTCTGGAGGTTCACCGACAAATAAATCATCAGGATTAAATGTAGGGTTGTTTATGGTGAATACGAAGTTTCGGGAAATAAGGTTGGGTGCCATATTGAAACACAAGTTGGGATTGAAACACAAGTTGGGAGTGAAACGGAGGAGGTGGAGGCTTAGTATT